GGTGGCCCTCTACAAATCCAGAGCATCGCTGCTCTCTCCGACGCTGATCTCAAGCTCATGATAGAGATCATGGAGCGATCACAAATTCAGGGTGAGGTAGTCGATATCGAGTCATCGGAGGACTGATATGTCCGTCAGTGGTGGATTATTGGGGTATTTAGCGCAGTAGGACCCTGTGATCCGCCTATAGGTTGATTCCGAATGTGACACAACAGGAATGTGACACATTCGCATTGACTGGATGTAGCTACTGCTTAGCTAGTAGAGCATAACGATAGCAACAGAGTGTGTTGATAGTAACTGCTGCTGTAGTCGTATAGTTAGCTCTGCTGTACTGCTGATCTGGCTGTGCGTGGCTGTGCATCTGGGATAGCCCGGCTGTGTACCAGAGATTCGAGGACCGGGGGGAGGGCATTGGCCGGGGTTGGTGGATTCTATGTATACTCCTCCTAACAACTATAAAATATTTTTTATAAATTTTTAAGGAGTCGATAAAATGCAAATCCACTTCTACGTAACACCAGGTGACCTAGAGCGATACAAAAAGGAAGGTGCTTGCTATGTTACAAGCGATAAGCAATGCGCCACTAAACCATTTCTGCATATTAGTATTAATTTAAGCGACCATACGATTGAGAAATTGGAAAACTCAGAGGAATATATCTTAAGGAAAATTAACTAACAACATAAATCCACTTCCTAAAAATATTTTATAAATTTTTCACAGAGAAACCCCTTCGATGCGAGGGGCTTTTGTTATGTAAATAATCAGTATCATACGTACTCAGACGTAGTTATTATTGTGAGTCTGTATGGATTGCACAACTATAGGGCCTTGGAAACCGCATAAATACAGGGTTTTCTTATTATTGGTAACTAGATTTTACAGGTGCATAGAGGTTTTTAAATGCACCCACGTTTTTGGAGGTGATTATGTGCATAAGGTGACTAATATTATCGATGAAAATGGTGAGATTGTTAATAGCAAGAAGGCCTATTTCAAAGATATGTTCGATGAAGAAAAGGGTTATCTATTCTGGAATAAGACAGGATTTGTTAAGACCTTTCAAGATGTATCCTTGCCATCAACGATAACTAAGACTGACATAGCAAATCTATTCTTATTAAGCAAGAAGGTTTACTCAACAACCAACATGATTGGATATCGCGGTAATGGTGGCATAAGAGTGATGAGCGTCGAGCAGATGTCTAAAGTTATCAGGGACACCGAACGGCACACTATTACCTTCCTTAATAGAATGATTAAGTCAAGAATTATTGCTAGGGTAGAAGTAAAGATTGGTGAGGATGATATCGTCACTCAGTATTACTTTAACCCTATTTATTTTTTCTCATCTAATCGGTTGTCATTGAATCTCTATTTGTTGTTTCAGAAGGATTTAGACCCCTTTATTCCTGAGTATGTTCGGCAGAAGTTTAGGTTGTTGAAACCGCAGGGTTAGTTATCCACTCCGAATAACGTGGGGATTTGCTCCGCACGTTCCCCTCACCCCCTTCTTCCAAACAAAATCCCTTGAATATAACCACGCATAACCTATCTATCCATTAAGTACAAGCTATGTTCAACTAAACGTACATTTAAACGGAGCAGCAAACGTTAGGTCCAAGCTAATTTAGGAGGGAATCAGATTGGAGGAGAATCGCTCATGCGCTGAATTTATACCGATAGACAAAACTCTTAAAAGAACAAACTGCGCTTTATGTACTCGATTTAAAAATAATAAGTGTAGGGAAATGATATGGATTAAGGAATGGTTGGCATGGCAGTAAAGGAGCAAGGTGTAAGCATAGCTGATGAGCTGAAGAAGATGACTCCTGCCCAATTGGCTGCTACCTTCGAGGAGCTAAAGAGAGTAGATGCACTTCGTGATGATGTGGCGTTCCTAAAGCATTATGTCAAGATTGTTAATAAGGATGGCGAAACAATACCATTTAATCTCAACGGCATCCAAAAGAAGATTGACGATAAGATTAAGGAACTGGAGGCAAGAGGAATACCTGCCCGATTCATCATATTAAAGGCTAGACAGGTAGGCGGTTCAACATATATTCAAGGTAAGTTCATATGTCGTATCATCAAGAATAAAAACAGAATAGCTCTTGTGGTAGCTCATCGTGATGATAGTACCAATGCGATTTTTGAAAAGGCCAAGTTCATGAACAATAATTTACCAGCCAATATCAAGCCACTTCAGCAAGCGTCAAACGCCAGGGAACTTATATTCGATAAGCCGCCCCACTACAAGGGTAAGCAAGAAGGCCTTAATAGCAGAATCAAGGTTCAAACGGCTGGTAGTGAAGGTATTGGGCGTTCTGATACTCATTACTACGTCCATTTGTCTGAGTTTGCATTCTACAGCGGTAATCCTAAAAAGAGCTTAACCGGTATCCTTAAGTCAGTTCCTAGAAAAGTTGGAACTATTGTTGCCATAGAGTCTACAGCTAACGGAATGAACGACTTTAAAGACCTTTGGGACAAAGCTGAAGCGGGAAAAAGTCAATGGGTTCCTTTGTTTTTTGCATGGTTTGATAGTCCTGAGTACCAAATTCCTGTAACTGAGGATGAAGAAAAAGAAATCAGGCAAAGCATGGAGGAATCAAAGAATCATCTAAAAGACTGTACTTGCTTGCCTTGCTATTTGCGTAATATTTACGAGTTGTACAATTTATCAATACAGCAAATAGCTTGGTATATGTGGTCGCTTGATAACGATTGCGATAGCGACAGAAACCTAATGAAGCAGGAGTGCCCCACTTTCCCGGCTGAAGCTTTTCTCTCAACTGGTAGGCCGGTATTCAATAATGAGAAAGCGTTAATCAGGATTGAGCAACTCAAAAAGCAATACAAAGAAAAACCTCCGAAACGAGGTTCTTTTTTATTCGAGTGGAGCGACCCTGAAACTAAAGACAAAATCAAGGATAGCTCAATTAAGTTTGTTAATAACTATGGCGACTTTATCACTATTTACGAGGAACCAAAGGTTGGACATCCTTATGTTATTGGTGGGGATACAAAAGGAGAAGGATCAGACCTCTTTGCTGGAACGGTTATTGACAACTCTAATGGTAAACGTGTAGCAACTCTTCATAGCGACATGGGACCCGACACATACGCTCACTTAATGTATTGCCTGGGAAGATACTACAACAACGCTCTTATTTCAATTGAGATCAACTTCGATATATTTCCTGTCATTGAATTAGAGAGACTTCATTATCCAAGGCAATACAGGAGAGAAATACTGGATGATGTTAGCACGAAAAAGCAGTATAAAAACGGTTGGAAAACGGACGGAAATAGTAGACCATATATCATTTCTTTGGAAGTATCCCTAATCCGCGACAACCCAGAACTATTCACGCATATTGACATGCTTAGGGAATGCGTTACCTTTGTTAAAGACAAAAACGGCAGACCAGATGCAGAGTCAGGCAAGCACGACGATATCCTAATGTCGGATATGATCGCCAACGCCTCCCGATCCCAGCAACGCTTCACAGTAGAACGCAACGCCAAATTTGAACTCCCCGCCAACATGAGCGAAGAAGAAAAGTCGAGGGTTAAGGCTAATATTGATTTTGAGGATAAGTATGTGGAGATGGCTAAGTATCGGAGGAAGAAATAAGTATACCTAAAGTTTACCGGAATACCTAAGTATACCTTCTCCACGCTTGAAATGAGGTGAAACAATGTCGCTACTAACCAAAGTAAAAAAGGTGGCTGGTAAAATCATGGGCAAAAAAGAAATGGTCCAAAATGCTGAACAAGAAGAATCTGACCGCGAACTCATAGAAAAATGGCAGCCAGTATTTGAAGCAGATAAGAGGGCTAAGAAGCCATGGGATGCAAGGTTCGATGAGTGGGAAGCAATCTATGATGCTGGCCGTGATTTCCAGAATGTCGAGGATGAATTTAGTAATTCCAACCGGACCATGAGGACTAATATCAACTTTCCTCGAATGATCATAGAAAGTCTTATTGAGCTTCGCGTTCCGGACCCCGATTTCCAGGCTATATCCAAGGATGATGAGGAATCCATTGAAAAGCTCAAGCAATATGTCATGTACGTTGTTCGTTCTGCTCAACCATCACTCGAAGAAATCAACCTCCACAATGAACGCAGGGTAATGAAATTTGGCGGCGCCTTTCATAAAATCCATTGGAACAACAGCGTTAAAAGGGCTGGCTATGTCGGAGAAATAGAAATATCTATGCCGCACCCTAAAGACATCATCCCTAACCACGGCGCAACATCAATCGATGATATGGAGCATTACCATCATCCTAACAACCGCACAGCGAACTACATTACTCGTAAATGGCAGGACATTACAAAAGAAATGCTCGAGCAAAAAGCGCAGCTATTCCACGAATACGACGAAATGTCCGGCTCACAGAGAATTAATGTAGGCGACTCTGAATCTGGCGATCAGGAAATGGGCTTAGAGAAGTACACCATCATTGAGACATCATACAAGGATGACGATGGCGACATATGTAAGTTCTGGTGGTCTGGTGACTTAGTGATTAAACACATACCTAAGTTTTATCATCGTCGGGATGAGGATGGCACTTCCATAAAAGCAAGCCATGAATATGAAGGCAAGGAAGCCGACTACTACATCCCTAAGTCATGGGACCTCATTTATCAACCATTTATCCCAAGGGACAAGTCCTTTTGGGGAATATCCATCATGGAAGATATTCACGACATCAACGAGGCAATCAAAAAAGCAGTTTATCAGCATGAGGAAGAACACCTTAAAGGCAACATTCAGCTTTTAGTCGGTAGCCAAGAGTTAAAAATAGCCTTGGAATCTTCAATCTCAAAGGTTCATTATGTGCAGGATCCTAACCAAAACGTCAAAGAGATAAACATGAGGGGCAACGTTGACGGAGTAGCATGGATTAATCAACTCAAAGAATGGATGCAACTACTGACTGGGGCAACAAATTCAGCTCTTGGTGTGCGAGATCAAGGCGTAACGTCTGGTAAGCAAGCACAAGTATATGTTGAGCAAGCCAACTTTAAGGTCGCGCTTAAATCGGCTTATAAGGCATCGGCGTACAAAAGGATATACCGAACTATTGCAGACTTTGCGTTAGCCTTTGTAGACGAAGAAAGACCGTTTAGGATTAAGGGCGAACCACCTGCTCCACCTATGCCGAATGCTCCAACTGCACCAACTATGCCCGGGCAACCTCCTGCTCCTACACCTATGGTGGATCCTAACGCTACTAAGCCAAAAGCTCAGTATGGCAAGTTTGACAGGTTGGCAATGCTCAAGGATCAATCAGGAAACTACATTTATCCCGATTTTGATATTGAGATTAGTGCCGAATCTGGTTTCATGAAGTCGAGGGTTGAGATATTCAATACCTTGAGTAACCTGGCGGGTCAAGGAAGATTCGAGCCGAACCCCGGCAATCTGACATTCTTGAAGTTATTGAACAAGTTAGGTGTTCCAGACCTGCAAGGTGTTATTGATGAGATGGGAGAGATTATTAAACAGTCTCAGGCAGCTCCACCAAAGCAGGAAATACCAAAGCCGCCAACCGAGTCGATACCGTTTAAGGATTTACCTCCATCGGGACAAATACAAATGGCTGCCAAGGCCGGGATACAGCTTACTGTCGAGGATATACAGCAAATGCAAGCTATGCTGCAAGCGCAGAACCAAGGAAAACAACCACAAGTCCCGCCACAAGCTCCACAATCACCTGATGGCAAGCAGCAACCACAGGGCAAGCCAAAACTATCACCTGAGATAATGAAGGCGTTAGAGAAGCTTCCCGAACCTGTGGCGAGGTTGTTAATGCAGATGGAACCTGATAAGTTGATGGTGTTGCTGGATAATCCAAATGAGTTAATGGCAGTTGTTGAGCAGATTATGGCAGAGGCGCAAGGAGGACAGTAAATTGAGTTTTAAGCGTCAATCATGTACCTATAATGAGGTTGAGCAGCAAGAAAAACTAAAGTACTGGAAAGATATTCTTACTCTTGACCAATGGGACATAGTTGCGAAGATCGTTAGAGTTCAGGATATGGACCTAGAGCAATCTCAAGGAAACATTAACTACCGTATATGTGGACTTGAGGCAATTGTAAAGCAGATGGACCCTATAGATTGGAGTAACACGGACTTTAGTTACGACATGGAGGCTTCTTTGATCCACGAATTACTACATCTTCTTTTTGCTCGATTTAAACACGAAGGAGAAGATGGGGAATCGGAAGAACAAGTGATTAATATTATTGCGAGGGCATTAGTGGGATTAAAAAGAGAAGGATTGGTGAAGGAAAATGAAAAATAAAGCAACTAAGTCCGCAATAAAAGAGGCTGGTAAGAAGCCTGAGACGGGCAAGATGGAAATGGGAATGATGGGTAAGATGCCGATGAAAAAGGGCGCAGGTAAGAAAGGTAAGGGGTGTTAAGTATGTCTAATAATCTAGTTGATCAATGCGGAAGCAAAGTAACGGTGTGGTGCAGTGATGGAAATGCTATGGAGAACCGAACTCTACTAACCTTAGATACATTTGGGATTGTCGTAACGCCATGCTCCGGCGAACATGCTGTGTTTGTTCCATGGGTGATGGTCAAGTACATTGACTATAAAGCTTATGGAAACAAGGAAGAAAACGAATAATAGCCAACTGATGAGCTGAGAAGGCTCTT